AGTATCCTTGGTATTCAACGCTATCGAGAGAAATGGAGTACGAATACACAATAAAACCTTCGAAGAATATTTCCATCCCGTTGATGGTGAATACGTCTACACTCAGTTCAACTTAAAAACAACAACAACAAGACCATCAAATAAATTTAAAAATGTAAATTATGCCGCACTTAATAAAGAAAACGGATGTAGAAAAAGTTTTATACCACGTAATAATAGGCTTGTGGAAATTGACATCAGCGCTTACCATCCTAGCTTGTCTGCTCGCCTTATTGGTTATGATTTTGCCAATGTTGATATTCACGCTCATTTTGCAACCCTATATGGAGTGGATTATAAAAAATCGAAAGAACTTACCTTCAAACAGCTCTATGGAGGCGTTTTTGATAATTACAAAGGCTTGGAATTCTTTCAAAAAATCGAAAAATACGTATTAAGTCTCTGGAGTAAGTTTGAAAGCGACGGGTTTGTAGAATGTGAGGTTTCTGGATATAGATATGAAAAGGAAAAATTGCAAAATATGAATCCTCAAAAACTCTTTAATTATATATTACAAAATTTGGAGACGTCAATGAATGTTCGTATATTATGGGATATGTTTTGTATACTAAGAAATTGCAAAACAAAATTGGTATTATATACTTATGATTCGTTTTTATTTGATTTAGACGATAGTGAGGAAAATATACTAGAAGAAATTAAAAATGTATTTAAAAAATACAAATTAAATATTAAAGAAATAGAAGGTTATGATTACAATTTTACAGAATAGAACCAATACGTATAATGCGAATTATGATGTTATAAAAGACATCCAAAACGCAGGAGATTTGAATAATAAATTATTTTGTACGTTTACAGACCTAGATGGTTTAGACGCACTTATTGAAGATATACAGTCAAAATATACAATTATATACAACAAAATGTTTGTCCTCGAGATCGTGGGTAAAGATGAATATGTTGTAACTTATAATGTAGACCAAGGAAATGTACATACAATACCAGATAATACTATTTTAGTACATAGAAAAAAGGAATCTAATACCTTATACACAATTAATGCCCTTAACGAACTTATTAAAAAGTTAAATGGTGGTGTAGTAGACACTAAATATAAAGTAGATTGGCAACATTATAGAAATTGTGTTTTACTTACACAGCACAATGATTTAAATCAATTAAATACAAAAATACATAAAATAATCGAAGTATAATTTGGTTCCCCAAATTCCATTTCGTATATTAGGTTACATATAAACAGTTATAATTAAAAATAAGTTACAATTATGGATTTAAATGCACTAAAGCAGAAATTGGATACCCTCCAATCCAAACCACAGGGTCAAAAAACAGATTACTCAACCATTTTTTGGAGACCTACAGTAGGTAAACAGCAAATTAGAATCGTACCATCAGCGTATGATGCTTCAAACCCATTTACTGAGTTGAAGTTTTATTATGGTATTACTAATAAGGTAATGATTTCACCTACTAATTTTGGTGAAAAAGACCCAATTGCTCTATTTGCTGGAAAACTACGTGAAGGTGAGTATAATAAAGAGAACTATGTGTTAGCTAAAAAGTTAGATGCTAAAAACCGTATTTTCGTTCCTGTAGTAGTACGTGGAGAAGAAGATAAAGGTACTAGATTATGGCAATTTGGAAAGCAAGTATATGAAGAATTATTAGCACTTGCTGTCGATGATGAAATTGGAGATTACACTGATATTGTAAATGGTAGAGACCTTACAGTTGAAACAGTAGGACCAGAATCAACTGGTACTCCTTATAATAAATCATCAGTACGTGTTCGTTTAAAAACTTCTCCACTTAGTGAAGATGCTTCTCAAGTAGAAGAATGGACAAATAAACAACCAAACCCAAAAGATGGTTTATTTAAACGTTTCAGTTTTGATGAAATGAAATCAGCGTTAGAAAAATGGTTATCACCAGAAGAAGATTCTGAAGAAATCGTAGCAACACCCGTTACATCAACACCAAAACCACCTTCAAATTTTAGTTTAGATACTAATCAAGCTAAACAAAGTAAGGTAGATAAATTTGATTCTTTATTTGATAGTAAAGATAGTACTAACAAAGTTGATGATCTACCTTTCTAAATATGGCAAGAAAACCATCGAAGTCTCTCTCGGCGGCAGTGTCCGCCGAGATTAAGAGCAAATTTGATTTAAATAAGTTTAAATCGTCTAAAGGTTTAGATAAAAACGTTAAATTTAAGGAACAAAAATGGATACCATTATCTCCTGCTTTTCAAGAAATTGCTGGAGTACCTGGAGTACCAATGGGACATATTTCATTACTTAGGGGACACTCTGATACAGGAAAAACAACTGCTCTACTTGAAGCAGCAGTATCAGCACAAAAAATGGGGATATTACCTGTTTTTATTATTACTGAGATGAAATGGAATTGGGAACATGCCGCTCAAATGGGATTAGAAGTTAAACTAATCAAAGATGATGAAGGTAATGTTATTGATTATGAAGGAAACTTTATTTATGTTGATAGAGAAACTTTACATACTATTGAAGACGTAGCAGCATTTATAATGGATCTACAGAATGAACAGAAAAAAGGTAATTTACCGTATGATTTAGCATTTTTCTGGGATAGTATTGGATCAATTCCTTGTGCAATGTCAGTTGAAAAATTGAAAAATAACAATGAATGGAATGCGGGAGCAATGTCAACACAATTTGGTAACACGGTTAACCAAAGTATTGTAATGTCTCGTAAAGAATCATCACCATATACTAATACTTTAATTTGTATTAATAAAGTATGGACTGCCAAAGCAGAATCACCTATGGGACAACCAAAAATGATGAACAAAGGTGGAATGGCAATGTGGTATGATGCAACATTTGTAGTTACATTTGGAAATGTCTCTAATGCTGGAACATCTAAAATTAAAGCAATTAAAGGTGGTAAACAAGTTGAATGGGGTAAAAGAACAAACTTACAAATTGATAAAAACCATGTTAATGGTATGCAATCAAGAGGTAAAATTGTTATGACAAACCATGGATTTATCCAAGATACAGATAAGGATAAAAACAACTATAAGAAAGAACATTCAGATGAATGGACTAAAATCTTAGGTGGTGGAACATTTAAAATTGTAGAAGACCAAGAAGATGTAACCCCTGTACTTTACGACGTACAAGACTTATAAACAAAAACATGAAACACAAAGAGTTATTTAATCTTCTGGATGATATCCAGGAAGATCAGGAGATCCCTACCCAAAATAGACACGACAGAGTATTAATCTTAGATGGTTTAAATTTATTTTTTAGAAATTTTGCTATGATGAATATGGTTAATCCTGATGGAGTTCATATTGGTGGGTTAGGAGGATTCTTTCGCTCTTTGGGTGCTATGATTAGACAAACAAATCCAACTTCTGTTTATGTAGTATTCGACGGAGCAGGTTCAACAGTAAATCGTAAGAACCTGCTCTCCGAGTACAAGGGAACAAGAAATTTATCTAGGATTACTAATTGGGAAGCATTTGATAACATTGAGGAAGAACATGACTCAAAAATCGACCAAATTGTACGTATAATACAATATCTAAAGCTATTACCTGTTAAAACCACCATACTCGATAAAGTAGAAGCGGATGACATTATAGCCGTGTTAGCTGAAAAATTAGTAGAAAAACACGATTCAACTTGTTTTATAGTATCTAGTGATAAAGATTTCCTACAGTTAGTAACAGATAAGATTATTGTTTATAGGCCAATGGAAAAAGAATATTATACTCCTAAAACTGTAGAAGAAAAATTTGGTTTAAAACCCTCTAACTTTATTTTACACAAAACACTATTAGGAGATAGTTCAGATAATATCCAAGGTATTAAAGGATTAGGTGCAAAAGGTATATTTAAAAAATTTCCTGAATTAAAAACCCATGATTTAACTTTAGATGATATTTTCGACATATCTGCTAGGAAGTTCAAGGACCATGTTGTATATTCCCGCATTGTTCAAGAACAATCTAGGATTGAAACTAATTACAAAGTTATGGATTTAAGCACTCCAATGATTGATGATAAAGGAAAAGAACATATAGACAATTTAATAGATGAAGATTTACCTGAATTTAATTCTGAAATGTTTATCTCATTTTACAATGAAGACAAACTAGGAGGAATGATCAGAAATTTAGATTCATGGTTAAAAGATATATTTGCTCTATTTCCAACTTATGAAAAATAAAAAGGTTATAAATGACATTAAATAGTATAAATCAGTACGGACATGATTTTCAAATTAAAGTATTATCGTCTCTGTTAACTCATAAAGAATTCCTTACGAATATTCATGATATTATATCAGAAGAATATTTCGAAAACCAGGCACAAAAATGGGCGATTAAAGAGGTACTTAACTATTATGATAAGTACCATACTACTCCCTCATTAGATATATTAAAAGTAGAATTACAAAAGGTAGATAATGAAGTACTACAGATATCTATTAAAGAACAATTAAAACAAGCATTTGTTAGCTCGGATGATGATTTAGAATACGTACAAGAAGAATTTACTAATTTTTGTAAAAACCAACAATTGAAGAAGGCCTTAATGTCGTCTGTGGACTTATTGAAAGCAGGCGATTTTGATGGTATTCGTTTTATTGTAGATAATGCTTTAAAAGCAGGACAGGATAAAAATATAGGACATGAATATGTTAAAGATATTGAAGAACGTTATAGAGAAAATTCAAGAGAAACTGTACCTACCCCTTGGGACAAAATTAATAACTTATTACAAGGTGGATTGGGAAATGGAGATTTTGGTCTCATATTTGGTAATCCAGGAGGTGGTAAATCTTGGTCATTAGTAGCATTAGGAGGACATGCTGTAAGATTAGGATATAATGTCTTGCATTATACACTTGAATTAGGGGAAGAATATGTTGGTAAAAGATATGATGCTTTTTTCACTAAAATCCCAGTTAATAAAATAGATTCTCAAAGAGAAAAAGTGGAAGAAATCATACCTCAATTGCCAGGTAAATTAATAATTAAAGAATACCCAACAGGTAGAGCATCAGTCTCAACTATTGAGTCACATATTGCGAAAAGCACAAGTATGGGAGTTAAACCAGATTTGGTAATTATTGATTATGTAGACTTACTTTCATCAAGAAAAACAAATCGTGAACGTAAAGATGAAATTGATGATATTTATACAAGTACTAAGGGATTAGCTAGACAGTTAGATATACCAATTTGGTCTGTTTCACAAGTTAATCGTGCAGGTGCAAACGATAACGTGATACAAGGAGATAAAGCAGCAGGATCGTATGATAAAATAATGATAACTGATTTTTGTATGTCTCTCTCACGTAAAAAAGAAGATAAAGTTAACAACACTGGTAGATTCCATTTAATGAAAAATAGATATGGAATGGATGGAATTACCTTTGGTATTGAAGCTGATACTTCTACTGGACATTTTATAGTAAAAAATGAATATGTTGAAGGGGATGAACCTGAAGCAGCAGCATTACAACCACGTTCTAATAAATTTGATACTGATGTAGATAATTTCGATAAACAATTGTTACGTAAGAAATTTTTTGAATTAAATCCTTAAATAAAAAAACTAAATGGCAAAAAAAGACATCACACAAGAAAGAATTGTTTACAAACCTTTCGAATACCAACAAGCCTCAGATTATTGGCTTAAACAACAACAAGCACACTGGTTACATACCGAAGTCCCAATGATGAGTGATGTTAATGATTGGAAACAGAATTTAGAACCCCATGAAAAAAACATTATTGGTACAATTTTAAAAGGTTTTGCTCAAACTGAAACTGTAGTAAATGATTATTGGACTACCTTAGTAACTAGTTGGTTTAGAAAACCTGAAATAATTAAAATGGCTGTTACATTTGGAGCATTTGAAACTATCCATGCTGAAGCATATTCATTATTAAATGAAGAATTAGGATTAGATAATTTTGCAGAGTTTTTAGAAGATGAAGCCACTATGGCAAAAATTGAGGCATTAACTGAAGTTAGAGATTCACATGATGGTACTCCTAATTGGCATGAAAGAGCAAAATCATTAGCAGTCTTTTCTGCGTTTACGGAAGGAGTTAATTTATTTTCTTCATTTGCAGTATTATTATCTTTTAAATTAGACAATAAACTTAAAGGAGTAGGTCAAATTGTAGAGTGGAGCATCAGAGATGAATCATTACATTCAGAAGCAGGTTGTTGGTTATTCAGAACGCTAATGCAAGAACATCCAGAATACAACACACCAGAATTACAAGCTGATATAGAAGAAGCAGCTAAATTATCTTTAAAATTAGAATTAGATTTTATTGATAAAGTGTATGAAATGGGAGATTTAAAAGGTTGTCCCAAATATGATTTAATTTCATTTATTAAACATAGAGTAAACACTAAAATGAGTGATTTAGGATATGGACCTATAGTTAATGGGATAGATAAAGATGCAGTAAAAAGAATGAAATGGTTTGATAGCTTATCAGCAGGAAAACAACATACAGATTTTTTTGCAAACAGAGTAACAAATTATAGTAAAGGTGTTCAAAATTGGGACGCAAACAGTTTATTTTAAAATATGGAAAACAACGCATTACAAGTAGATTATACAAATTGGGAAAAAGGAAAAAACTACCCAGAATGGATGGATGAAATTTCTTTAGCAACTATATCTAAAGGTTATTTACTCCCAGGAGAAGATGTAAAAAAAGCATATAGAAGAGTTTCTAATGCCTCTGCTAATAGACTTAAAAAACCAGAATTAGCTAATAAATTCTTTAAAATTATGTGGAATGGTTGGTTAGGATTAGCATCACCTGTATTATCAAATATGGGAACTGATCGTGGTTTACCAATTTCGTGTTTTGGTGTTGATACACCCGATTCAATACGTGGAATCGGTTTAACTAACGCGGAACTAATGAAATTAACAGCATCCGGTGGGGGTGTAGGTATTTCGTTAAATCGCATTAGAGAACGTGGAACTGAAATCTCAGGAAATGGTAAAAGTGAAGGTGTAGTACCCTGGGCTAAAATATTTGATTCATCAATTATTGCTACTAACCAAGGTAATGTTCGAAGAGGAGCAGCATCTGTTAAT